GAAAAGTAGTTTTAGGAGATTCACATGAGAGTTGTTTGCTGGTGGTTGAAAGCAACGAAATCACATAGCATCAAGGATGTGTGGATAACCGAGCATAGTGGAGAATATCGTGGCGAACATACTCATAAGAGATTGGGATGTATGGGAATGGATGATTACGGTGATCTTGTTCTGATGACTGGATTTGGAAATGAATGAACCTAGTAATGATGAACTTGTTGAACTACTTTCTGCTGAACGGAAGTTGAGTAGGAAGGAAAAGAGTATTCTTAACAAGGCTGCCTGGCAGGAGAAGACGGATAGCGAGAAAGCTGAGAAGGCTCTTGTTAAGGAAGTTGAGAGGATGCCTGTAAAGACCTTTGTGGGGAAGAAGCAGAGGGTGGCTGAGTTTAAAGAGTTGTTGCTTAGTCCTGTGGTTGGGAAGAATGTAATTCGTAAGGTGATTGAGGTTGCTTTGAATGATGATCATCCTGGACAGATGGCTGCATTGAAGATGTGTATTGATAGACAGTTGCCTATTAGCTCTTTTGAGTCTAAGAAGGGTGGACAGAGGGCTTCAGTGCAAATTAACATCAGTGGGATTGGAGAGGCTCCAATTACTATTGACAATGATTCTGGAGATATAGATGAATAGATTTCCAATGACCACTGCTGGCTATTTAGAAGCTGTTAAATATCTGAAAAGTATTGGTGAATATGATAGATATGCAAACTCTAGTGAGAACGATGGATTCTCAATAATCGCGGCAGCTAATTATCAATATGAAAAGAAAGCAAAGTTAGTGGAGACTAACATTGGCTAATCTGAATTTTGAGTTACTAAAGTGGCAGCGTGAAGTTCTGAATGATCCTGTACGCTTCAAGATTGTTGTGGCTGGACGAAGGTGTGGAAAGTCTCGTCTTGCTGCTGTGCAACTGATTATTCAAGGGTTGCAGTGTCCAAAAGGTTCCAATGTCATGTATGTGGCGCCTACTCAGGGGCAGGCAAGGGTGATTATCTGGGATTTGTTGATGGAGTTGGGGCATGAAGTTATTACTGCCAGCCATGTGAACAATGCTGAGATTACGCTAGTCAATGGGGCCGTCATCTTTGTTCGTGGTGCTGATAGGCCGGATACCCTTCGTGGGGCTGACTTGTCGTATGTGGTGCTGGATGAGTATGCCGACATGAAGCCTATTGTCTGGGAACAGGTTATCCGGGCATCCCTATCTAGGCATAGAGGTGGGGCGATGTTCATTGGTACGCCTAAAGGCAGAAATCATTTCTATGACCTATACCAGATTGGATTGTCTGATGACGAGGATCATAAGTCTTGGCATTTCACCACGGCTGACAATGAACTGATTGATCCTGCCGAGATTGCCGCAGCAAAGAAAACACTTTCTACATTCTCGTTCAAACAGGAATACCTTGCATCTTTTGAAAACGCTGGTGCTGACCAGTTCAAGGAAGAATGGCTCAAGTATGGCAAAGCCCCTCCTGTCTATTCAACCTATATTGCCATTGACCTGGCTGGCTTCGAGGATGTCGCTGCCAATGCCAAGGGAGTGAAGAAGAAACTAGACCAGACAGCGATTGCTGTAGTTTTTGTTACTGATGATGGTAAGTGGTTTGTCAAGAAGATCGAGTATGGCCGGTGGTCTATTCGGGAGACTGCTGTTCGTATCTTGAAGAATATTAGGGATTTCAAGCCCATTGGTCTTGGAGTCGAAAAGGGAGCATTGTTCAATGCTGTGATGCCTTACTTGACCGACCTGATGAGGAAGAATGGGATTTTTGCCCACGTTCAACCGCTAACCCACGGGAACCAAAAGAAGGAAGATCGGGTTATCTGGGCATTACAAGGTCTTTTCGAGCATGGCCGCGTTACTTTGAACGAGGATGCCAAGTGGGATGTGTTCGTTGATGAATATCTGATGTTCCCAACTCAGGGAGTTCACGATGACTGTTTCCCGGCAGATGCTCCAATCATCACAATGGAAGGTATAAAGCCAATTTCAGAGGTAACGACCGATGACTATGTGTTGACACGCAATGGTTATCGAAAGGTACTTAAAGCATGGTGCAAAGGATACAAGTCAGTAATTACTAACTTTGGTATTACCGCTACTCCAGAACATCGAGTGTGGACAGAAAATCGTGGCTGGGTAAGTCTTGACTCTTTATGTACGAATGATACAATCCTTAAAGCAAATGCTATCAAGGAAACATCATGCGAGAAACAATCGAATTCAATGGACGCAAGTACCATCGGTATCCAAACGCAAAGCAAGCAAACCACAGGCGATACTACACAAGTCACGACAAGTGGAAATCAACACCAAGAACATTGCACAGGGATATGTGGGAGTTCCATAATGGGCCAATCCCAGAAAAACACCACGTCCACCATATCGACGGGAATTGCAGCAACAATGACATCTCCAATCTCATTTGCCTCTCATCTGCCGCACATCAGGTGGAGCATCGAAATGAGCAAAGCGAACGAGGAAAATCTGCCAAGCAACTCATCCATCTTGCAAGCATCAGAGGCCTTACAAAAAGCTGGCACGCATCAGAAGAAGGACGAGCATGGCATAGAGAACACGCAAAAGAATCTATTGCAAAGCAAAACTTGCCAGAAAAATCCTGCATTATTTGCGGAACAATGTTTAAGCCTAAAACACAAAAATCATCAATGTGTAGTGACAAGTGCAAACGGGAACGATCAAATAATCTACAAAACTAACGAAATTCCCGTTTACGATCTAATGGTGGAGAATGACCATGAGTTTTTCGCCTATGGTGTTCTTGTACATAACTGCATTGACGCCGTCAGTTTGGTCTCTCAGATGGTAACTACCTCTTACCGAACAGATGATGAAGAGGAAGAAATGGAAATTTTTGACGTAACCGTTGGTTTTTGATAGTATCCACTAACTTCTGGAGTTAGCCATGCCAATTGTCAAAGGCGAAAGCAAGAAAGTAGTGCAAGAGAATATCCGCCGTGAGGTGAAAAAAGGCTATCCAGTCAAACAAGCTGTGGCGATTGCTTTGCACTTCGCTGGCAAGCAGAAACCAAAGAAAGGTCAGAAATGAAAAAAGAAATTGATTCTAAACTGTTCACTATCGTTTGCGATGCACTAATCAAGTCTGATGCTAAATCAGCAATTAAATTCATTGATGAAAAAACCATTGTTCGTGCAACATGGCATAACAAGCCAAGTGGTAGAAACAATCGCGAGACTATGGTTGTATCATTTGGTGCGCCGAATTACATCGATCGAGAGTTCATTGCCAAATGCAAGAAAGCCAAAGAACCATTTCCTGTAAAGAAAATTCAATTCAGATTTTGGCCTAAAAAGAAAAGCTAATCATGGAAAATGTACTACAACAAACTGGCGAAGTCATCGAGCTTTTTGAGCCTGAAAAGCCTGTTTTCCATGAACCTTCTGAAAATGAGAAGGAGCTAGTGAAGTTCATTCTTGATCATACCGACCGTTGGCGTGATTACCGTGACCAGAATTTCATGGACGAATGGGATAAGTACGAGCGTATTTTCCGAGGAAAGTGGGCATCCGAGGATAAGGGCCGAGAATCTGAACGTTCCAGGGTAATTTCTCCCGCTACGCAACAAGCCGTTGAAACCCGCCATGCTGAAGTAATGGAGGCTATCTTCGGCCAAGGCGAATACTTCGATATTGAGGATGATCTTGCTGATAAACAAGGTATCGACGTTGAAAAACTCAAGAATCAGCTAAAAGAGGATTTCTCTCAGGACAAGATACGCAAATCCATTGACCAGATCGGTCTGTTGGCTGAGATTTATGGCACTGGTATTGGTGAAGTTGTCATTGGATACGAGAAAAAGTACTATCCAGCACAGATGCCGATTGACCAGAACCAAATGGCCTATGGCGTTAGCGAAAAAGATCGCTTCTACGTCAAACTCAATCCTGTAAACCCCAAGAACTTCCTGTTTGATCCGAATGGCACAGCAGTTGATGATTGCATGGGTGTCGCAATTGAGCGTTATGTCTCGGTTCACAAGATCGCTCAAGGCATCAAGTCCGGAAAGTACCTGAATGCTGACATTACCTCGATGTATGAGGATAGTTCGCTTGAACCTACACAGGAAAAGACGGATTTTCAGGATGACAAGATTACTTTGTTGACCTACTACGGTCTGGTTCCGCGTGAATACCTGCAAAAAGGTGAGGAAATCGAGGAAATCCTCCCTGAATCGGAAATGGAAGATTATTCAGATATGGTGGAGGCGATT